TCTGGGAAGAGATAGCGCAAGGCTTCCACGCTATCTACACCGAGTTCCTGCAAGTTTCGGACGACGATGGATTTTTGGTTGATGTCGTAAGCAGTATCTTCGTAGACATCGCCCTGGAACCTGTAAGTTACGGTTCGATCTCCATCAGGCGGTAAACCATAAACGCCGCCGGGGACTTTATTTTCCGTCAGCGCGGTCTGAATAGCCAGATCTACATCCTGCTCGTATTTAGCAAGTTTTTTCTGGTACTTTTCCGCCGCTTCTGGGGTATCTTCCTTTGGCTCTTTCGGCGGGGCCATGCCCATAACCGAAATAAAGCTTTCGCGGAAGACTTGCTCCTGGTGATAAATAATCATCTCCAGAAGACGGCAGAAGCCGTAGCTCAAAAAGCTCTTATTTTTACGGAGAGCAGTCGCCTGAGCCCGGCCCATAAGGCCCTTAATCTCAGTCGCAGTGGCACCGGCGCTAATCGATATTTCATCAACGCCGCCGAGTGCGGTTCGAATTTCCTCGCGCAGTAGAAGTGCATAACGATTCATATCCCCATTAACGGGGTCGGGTGTCATGTAACCCACGCGGTCCGTCGGTTCGACGTTCGCGATGATCCGAGGAACACGAAGACCGCCGAGACCGGCTTGCGATCCAAACGGATCCGAGACTCGGGTTGACGGAGAATCTAACCCGGCAAATCCGCTTTGACTGCTAATGGTCGGACGGAAGTTACGATCCGTATCGCTGGCTTCCACCAGATCGCTACGGGGACGCGAACTAATCAGCGTGGGATTGCCGAAGAATTCAATATTCTTGGCAATGTTCTGCATCATCTGATCGTGCAGAACAATCTGTTGCATGTAGGTTTCAAATTCCCCTTCACCCTCCGTGCCACTAGCGTTCGGCTTATTGAGGACCTCCACGGCGGGAATGAACCCGAGCGTGTTGGGCCTGGTGTTTTTAGGTGTTACTAAAGAAGACGGTTCTAGATCAAAACTAAGTTCGGTATCAGACTCGAACTCTTGGATGCGATCCGCAGTGATCGAGATGCGCACGTAGCGCTTGTTCTGTCCGTAACTATTTGTAGGTAAACCTAGACTGCTATTTTTTACTTTATAAGAGTAAAGAATAACGGTTTCTTCGATCTCTCCATTCAGATCGTGATAAACCCTGTACTGGTTTTTATTGAAAAAATAAATTTGGTACTTAAGCTTGGGATCTGGACGAAAGTAAAAAAGTCCGCAACCATCAATAAGAAAATTACGGATGATCGCAGGAAATCTGATATCTAGCTTATTTAGCTCTATAAGATCGTCTAGAAACTTACTACGTGCTTTATAAGTATCCTGATCACAGTAAAAATAAAGACCCTTCTTCACCATAAGAAGGGTCATCTGTTGCAGGTGACTAAGCACCACCATCGTGGCGGACTGCTTAGAGCGATCCTGAGTGCGTGCGGCCTCCAGAATTTCGCTAAAGCGTTGCCGGATACTGAGGTTGTCCGCAGGCATGTCTCGATTACAAAGTTATCAGGAGTCCGGGAGCAGGTACTCCTTCACTCGTTCCAGTTTAAACAATTCTGGCGGTAAAAGATCATGAGGATACGAAGTCAGTATATGGTCTTTACGACCAAGAGGATCTGTGCCTCCTACAGTAGCTTTATAGCTATCTAAGTAGTCCAGCATCTCCTGGCTATATGCAGGAGCATACGCGTTGGGAATTTCGTCGTAACAATGAGAAAAAGACGTCAGTTTGCGCTTGAGACGATCCGCGCCGCCCATCCAACTGAAGTGCCATCCGGCATTACAGTCGCCTATAACGACATCATTAGGGTTGCGGCGTATCTCGGACAAGGTCTTATCTAGATGGTCGTGGAGAACCACGGTCCCGCAAGTCCAATTGGTGGGAGGCTTAGTTTTGTCTCCATCCGGACTCATAACCCGAAGGTCAGCGCGGCCGTACATCATCGGCATCGAGAGGCGAACACAGCGTTCGGGGTCTTTCTTAGCTACTTCAACAGCTTCTAATAAAGCAGAAGGTTTGGGAATCTCATCGACATCACTGAAGAAGAAAGCAGAATCTGGCGGAGTCATCCGCATACCGACAGCCAGAGCGTCGCGCTGAGAATATTCCCGGACCCAAGGACTAGGTGCGATATCCGGCGGCGGCAGTTCTACGTGCAGTACTTGAATTTTGTCTTCGGGTAATCCGAGTTCGCGGATCGTGTCTACACAAGTAAAAGGCTTTTCGTCGCCTTTAAAAGTTCTATTAGCGTCTGTAATTATAAAACCATCAACAACATCTTTAAGCATTTCCACGCGTAGCTCTAAAAGCTCGCGTTCATTGAAGTACAAAAAACAATCGAACAGCATGGTGATGCTGGAAGGGCCTGCGTAGTTTAGCAGGACTCACAAGTAAACAACTAAAATTTCTTAAATATCACCACTGTTCACACGACCAGTAGCGTGCTTTTAACTTGCTTCCAGGATTGTCACAGTTATGACGCGCTCTAAAGCTCTCGCGGCGTTCGGGTATGTGCTTCTTAATTGTCATATTTGGATCGCCGAATCGGACTAGCCGTACTTGATCGCCCTCCTTCGCTGCGACAGCAAACTTCTTACCCCCGTCCGAATCACGGCGAGGTTGATTATAGCCGGAGAACACCTCTCCAGCAAGTCGAATCTTGGCCATTACTTTTTACCTTTGCTTTTAATATACGCGGAAGCGCGGCGCCGTGCTTCTTTAGCTTTTTCAGTGTTAGGCACCTGAGTGTTAACGGGCTTATTACCCGCCGTGGCCCGCTTTTTCTTCTCGTCAGTAGCCCGGCGTTCTTCTGCAGACATCGAAGCCCACGCTGCCTTAGGCAGATAACGCTCAGTGCGCCCTTTTTCTCGCGCTAAATCGGCCATAACTAAGAACTTTTGTTCTTTTCGTATTCTTCACGGGTACTCCAATCTTCTTTTCCCCAACGACTTAATTTATTTTTGCTCGATTTCTTACCCTCGTAACGACCTCCTGCCTCTTTGTAATACTTAACAGCAAGCTGCATGGCTCGGGCCGAATGTCCGCCGAGACGCTTGCGAGCTTTAGCTTTAGCGGCTGCCCATTTCTTTGGGTCCCGCTTTTTCGAGACTTCAGACACTGGGAGTCACGGCGCCATCGCCGGGATATACAGGAACACCGGTCCGAGGCCCACGCTTGGCGGCTGCCTTTCGCAAAAGCTCAGCTTTCATAGATTCCGTGGAATCTTCTTCCGGCGTAAACTCATCCTCATAAGTTCCGTAGGGACCATATTGAGGAGGAATCGGTGCATTTAGCGGTTGCTCGCTGACCTGATTTTCATAACTATCGCTACGCATGGCAGGACGCTGCGCTATGCGTTGACGACGCGAAGCTAATTCCTGAGCGTTAAAAGCCTTAGTGAAAAAATCACCGGCTTCGATAAAAGGGTCAGCCATGACTTAATTATAACGATGTCAAATAGAGCCCAGGGCTTTTATTTCAGCTGCTCTAGCTAACAAGGCGTCTTTAAAAAGATCTAACGGACCGCTTTGCGCGGCTGCTCCTTTACGTAAAGCACTGATAATTTGATCAGCATCCATGCCGGCACTTTCACGCAGACTTGTGCCACCCTGCAGGTACGTAACTAAGCCGGAAAGGTCGCTAGCCATCAGTACAAGACTACGACATTAGTTACGTTACCACTTACAAGAGCTGTACAAGAGAGGGGACAGAGAAAATCACCGTTCAAGTGATTGTTTTCACATACCTGTCCTGGAGCATCTGTAAATTCTACTAAAAGACTTTTGTTACTGCCTCCGCCATTCTGAATAAACAAAGCCCTACACGCTGGAAAATATCTAGTTCCATCGGCGGGTACCCAAGTAAATCCACTTGAATAAGGCAGAGACGCTACCTGGCCGTAAACAGACCCAAATGCTCTTACGTCCACAAGTCAGTTGTTATCTTGAGTCAATTCTAACTCACCGATCAAACACTGTAAGTACCACGCGGCCTTCTTCAAGTCCTCGACACCGTTTTTGTGCTTGTACCTCCAGAGGTATTTAGCGATATTGCCGTGGCAGTAGCCCTGAAACCCCTCATTACCGACTTGTTCTTTAATGGCATCTATGCACTCAATAGCACCAGACGTATAGTGTGAAGGGTGATTAACGTTGTCCATAAAAATATCAAATCGTAAGCATTGTATCGCAAGTAATCAAGTTGCCAACCCTCTTATTGAGCTCCGGTGCGTACTTCAGATCGTCATGGCGCAACAAACAGCACTCATGCGGCATGTATCGTCCGTTTTTTTCGATTACAGGCACGCAACGACGGTGTTCATACCCGACTGGCGGGTTTTCGAAGGCTAAACCCATCGAACTGCGGTCAGCTAATGGCCAATTACGGAAAGAAACCAGTTCGACGCTCTTTTGAGGGTCCATACTGGCGCTTTTTACGTATTTGACCGCATCCTCAGCGTCCAAAATCATAGCTGCGTAGTAAGGGCTGCCCAAACTCGCGAAAAACTTGATTTCGTGGTCGACGACAAGCTGTTTAGCGACTGTATATCCGCGATCACTCCAAACATTCGGTGTTTTACCGGTCAAGGAGTAGCGATAGTGGTTATCAAACGGTACTTTCTTGCCGCCAAACAACTCATACCTTATAAAACCAGGTTCTAGGCCCAAAGAGGCCAAGCGAGGCTTCCAACGCATCCAATATTTGAAGTGTTCCCATGTAATAAGCATATCATTTTCCTGATACATGTAATAATCGTACTCTCTGCGCATACAAGCGACAGTTAAGTCTATTTTGTGCGCCCAAGTAAGCCACCATCCCTCGTGCTCGGGGCTAGCAACGATGATTTCCACGCCGATTTGCTCCGAAAAAGGGCGCAAAAGCGAAGAAAGCTGTGGGACCTGATCCTGAGCCTCGTAATTGACAAACAAAAATACCGAAACTTTAAGCTCGTACTCCGTATACAGCTGTAAGATCTTGAAAATGCTATCCAAACGGGACAGAGGGTCGTACGCAGTTATAGCGACCCAAAGCTTTTTAGACGACTCCATGTTAATACTCAACAGAAAAACTGCCTCGCCGCTGTAAGAATGTAATTACCCACGTATAAGCGTCCAGCAAATCGTCATGCGCTGTGGCACCTACGTTAATGAGCTGATCGAACAAAGCATCGAATTTGCGATATTTGTTAAAGACCACTCTCTGATTCTCCAAGAGACCCAAGGTACCCCGGAAACGAGCAATCTTATCGCCCCTAAACCCTTTAACTTCGTGAATGTGCAGATTGCTCAGGCCCCGCTCGTTCAAAAGCACGCGTCGTAAGTCGGCAGCCAAACTCGCTTGGTAGGCGACCGATTCAACCACGAGAGTCACCGTGGAATACGTCGGCTGATACTCTCCGTTGTACTTAGTTAAGATGCCCCATTCCAGCAACATGTCGCATAGCAAGTCTATTTTTTCGAGATTGCCTATAGATCGACACTGATGAGCATCTACAACATAGTATTTATCCTTTAATCGCCCCGCTAAAACAAAAGCTGTGTAGTCTGACGTCTCGTTTTTACTCGCTGACAAATCAATTCCGAGCGCCAAACTGTCAAACTCGGTAGCAACATCACCCTTAAGTAGTAAATCAGGAGACACGACTAAATCCGACGTGGCCACGGGCTGCTGTTGATACTGAAAACAGAACGCGACGGGATCCAGTTCTTTCTGTTGTAGCAGGTAATCAACAGACCATTGATTTTGCCAATAACTTTTCGGCTGCCCTTTATCGTCGTAGGTCAGAGCCTCCTGCGTAACCTGCTTCCACCCTTTTTCGGGCACAAACATCGTCTTGTGGATGTCTAACGGGTGGAACCGGGTACCCAAACAAATAGAACGCCCGCCTTCAAACACAATAGGAGCTATAACGCTACTCCAGTTATTATTCATTTCTTCCCTGATTGTAGGGTTTTTAATATCAGCTGAAGATTTTATAGGGTCATCAATTAGTACCAAGTGAGCCCTTTTACTCGTAATACTACCTCGTAGTCCTGCTGCTCTTAGAGTGAATTCTTCATCACCGAGTCTAGGGATGCCGGCGTAGTCATAATCAATCGACCAACCGATATCCGACTGCATCCCAGGTTTCAGTCTGCATGTCGGAAAGATCTTGCGAAACTCAGAAGAATCAACGATCTGCCGAATAATGCGCGACTTGGGAATCGCAGTCGCGATGTTGTAACTCACATAAATAATTTGCAATGGTCGTTTTGCAGTAGTATGGCGTCCTATGCACCATGCAGTAAACATGTTGAGTACAGTCGACTTGGCCGACCCCCTAGGCGCCAGAATATCGAGATTCGGTCCAGCAATATCTAACAAATACTTATTGCTCTCATCTGTCACTAAGTGCTCGTGCCATTCCAGCATGTGAGGAGCTGGCGGCTTATCTAACAACGTACAGAAAGTATGAAAGTCGTTAGAAGCCTTGGTATAAATAGTCTCTGTAGCGTTATTATCGTTACTCTCTATTGCTCTCAGCGCTCGTAGTTGTGCTCCACGGCGATACGCAAAAGTTTCCCGACTAGGCATGTCTATAAGCTGATAGCACTGTTATAGTAATTGTACTCGATCTACCGAGTTTGCATGGCGAAAATCCTTTGGTACGGTGATGCTTGTAGCAATACAGGCTTTGCAAGAGTTACTCACAGCATCTTAAACATCCTCAAAGACCAACACGATATCGTGGTTATGGGGATCAACTATATGGGCGATCCACACGAGCATCCATACAAAGTGTATCCGGCTTGTCCTTCTGGCTCAGGCGATCGATTCGGCATCGGTCGAATCCCTCAGATCATCGATAAGGAAAAACCGGACGTCATCATCTGCCTTAACGATATCTGGGTTGTAAACCAGTTCTGGGAGCGATGTCAGTTTTTAAAAGATCAGATCGGGTTCAAGTTCATCGCGTATTTCCCCGTGGATAGCGAAAGCTACTTCCCGGACATGTTGCGTAACATCAAACACTGGGATCTTGCCATCACATTTACGATCCCGTCGGCTGAGCGCGTCATGAAATATGGTGCTGAGGCTAAGCGGCTCGCTGTACTTCCCCACGGGGTCGATACCGGTCGATTCTACCCGATTGATAAAACGGAAGCCCGCAAAAAAATCGGCATTCCCGACGATAAATTTGTCGTACTGAACGCGAATCGCAATCAACCCCGCAAGCGAATCGATCTAACGATCAAAGCATTCGCTGAGTTTGCGGTCGACAAGCCCGATGCCATGCTGTACCTACATATGGGCAGCAAAGACATGGGCTGGGACATTCTGCCGCTGTTCAGGCATGAAATGCAACGGCGCAATATCGATGGCGATAACCGTCTTATTTTAACTTCAACTAACATCAACTACCTGGACGCGCCTCCGGACGAGCTGCTGAATACTATTTACAACGCGTGCGACGTGGGCCTCAATACGTCGGACGGCGAAGGTTGGGGTCTCGTTAGCTTCGAACACGCAAGCTGCAAAAAACCGCAAGTCGTGCCTAACCACACGGCGTGCAAAGACATTTGGAATGCGGCGGCCGAACTTATCCCCATTTCCACATGGGTTGTGGATAAAGACCTCGGTGTCGAGCGCGGTTTAATCGACGTACAAGCAACCGCCAAGATCCTTAGCGATCTGTACTACGACAAATTCTCGTACGACGACACCGCCGAAAGTTGTTTTGCTGTAACTCAGCGCCCTGAGTATCGCTGGGAATCTATCGCCGCCGGCTTTACTGCCGCCATTAACGACCTGGGGGTTTGATCATGCAGTCTCAAACTCGTTACTTTCACTTGTACAGCGATGTTGTACATCCGATCAAAGGTTTCGGAACTGGCGTTCCCACCGTATACGAACAAGCGGAAGACCTCGGCGGTAAATTCACGCGGATTGTAAAGGGACTTCCAAAAGGCAGTGTCGCCAACTTCAACCCATCGATTGAAGTCTTTAACGACACGGTTTACATCGCGTGGCGGTCACAACCCGAAGCATTCGGCTTTAGGTACGACAACAAGTACTTCTACTTAAATAACGAACCTAACGATATCTACATTGGCATGTTGAGTGCTGACCAAACGTCAGTGATCGGCACCAAGAAACTGCGCCCTAACAAGCACCGGCTTAGTTATGAGGACCCTCGTCTCTTCGTTGGCCCAGATAAAAATCTGTACGTTCAGTTCGTCGCCTCGACCTACGCCAGTAAGTACGACTCGAACCCCAAAAAGCTGTTTCACCAACCTAAGGTCGTCGTCTGCTGGGTTAACGAGAATTTCCAGGCAGTTCGGGCCGCTATCCCTCCCATTGGCAAAAACCGCCAACCAGAAGCTGCGGAAAAAAACTGGGCGTTTTTTAGTGCGAACGACGAACTTAACTGTTTGTATTCCACGCGGCCTTTAATCGTCGAGCGTGAGTCGGGCAACAAAATTACACTCGATACGAAAGTATTAGATCAAGCTACTAAAGGCTGCGCTACGTTTAACTCTACAGCACCTATTAATTTAGGATACGGTTATCTTATTTTTTATCACTGGAAGCACATGACGTGCACTCCAGAGGGTCGACCTTATTTGATTTACCACGTCGGGGCTTACATCACTGACAAAAACTTCACCAAAGTTATGTACTTTACCGAAGAGTCTTTGTTTACAGGTTCATTGAACGATCGCGTAATAGAGTGGACGGATGCCTTTGGAACTCCGGTTTCGAATCAACCTGCAGTGATCCTTCCCTTCGGTGCTTTTGTTGAAGGCGACGAACTTGTAATGTCCCTTGGAGTTAACGATGCTTTTATGGGCATCTTCCGAACTAAACTAGAACACATTATGAAGCGTATGCGGAAAGCTGATTAGGCTTTCTCTTCGTTTTCAATCGTAGTCCAGACCAAAACGGCAGCCTCGTCTACAAGTTGTTGTAGACCAGGTTGGCCGTCGAGGGTATTTATCAATTCGCGGATAGTACGATCCGCGCCTGCGAGGATGAGGCCGCGCCGGTCTAAACCGTCTGAAATAGCTCGTACAGCTTGAATGTGGCTACGAAGTTCCTTTTGAACTGCCGAAATCTTTGTCGCCGCTGAGGCTGGGTCGAGCATCTGATTCTGAACCATGTCCCGTACATTTCGGATGTCAATTTGTAAGTCATCAATTTCGCGAAGTAGAACTTTGCGCAAATCTCCTTTAGGAAATTTCTCCTGAATCCAGGCTGTCAGGTCAGCGATGCTGCCTTCATAACCAGGACGCAGGAACCTAGCGTACAAGTACGCCTCGATATCGCTGGTAGCATTTTTGGCGTAATGAATAAAAGCGTCTTTATTTGATGCGTCAAGCGAAATTAACCACGAAGCAACCGTGGTCGAATCGCCGATTACAGATTTGATCATGCGAAACGAGGCGACAAAGCCATTCCTGCAGCTTGAGACCGCAGCTTACCTTGTGCGATAGTCTGGCCTTGAATTTCGGAAAGACGCTTACCGATGTCAAGGTTAGCTTGAGTTTGAGCCATAACTTGCTGGTTACGAACATTACCAGCACCCACGCCAACGTCGGTCAGACCTTTAGCCAAATTGGTGTACTGAAGACCAAGAACATCAGATCCTTTTTCAGTTAACTTGGCTTGAGTTTCCCCGCCAAGAAGTTCCATAGCAGTTCGACCTTTAGCGGCCATTTCCTGCTGACCGATAGCTGCACCTGCTAATTGAGAAGCAATACCAGTCTGCAATCCAGCAAGTTGTTGTTCTTTAGACGTTGCTCCGCTGAAGATGTCGTACATCGACTGACCTAGCAGATTAGTTTGGGCAGCCTGGGCTCCTAAATACGGAGCCATATTCGCCATCAGTTCTTGCCCGGCGTAAGTGAGGCGAGTATTAATGGGCGCAAGTTGGGCATAAAGAGAACTGTAGTCAGCCTGTTGGGGAGCGCTACTTCCGCCCCCACCTCCAAAAACACTGCCAAAAAGCGAGCCTAAGCCGCCAGCAGCCGCACCGATACCGCCCAGCGTGGCCCCAAGACCGCCGGCTGCGGCAGCCCCTCCCGCTGCGGCGGTTCCACCGCCGGCTAGTAAAGGTAAAGCGGCAGCGGCAGCAAAAGGAATCGGCATTGAATTAACCTCGCTTAAAGCTGACGTTGGAGAAGGGCTGTAAAGCAGCCTGCAAAGTACTAGACAGTGCGGCCGCGTTAGGAGGAGCGAAAGCAGAAATCATCGCGGTGCCGAGAGCAGCCTGTTGTACAGCGTTAGCTTGAAGCTGTGCAACTTGCTTATCCCGCCACGCTTTGATATTTTCACGCTCAATATCCCGCATATAGCGAGCACGTTCGCCCGAACGAGTCAGTTCCGACGTCAGTACTTGGGACTTCAGAAGATTCTGAAGTCGCATATCTTCAATTTGACGCAGACGCTCAGGATCACCGAGCTCCTTCAGGTACTTAAACAGGTCTCCGACAACGGCATCCTGCGTCTGAGGAATTGTTGTGCCTGAGTAAGGCGCCGTAGTTTGCGGCAGCGAATTGTTAGGAGGAGGCGGAAGAATCGGAGGGGGAGGAGGAAGCTGGTCTTCCATACCACCAGGGGTAACGGTACCAGGCTGATTGGGGGTTTTAGGCGGCTTAGCTGCCATAGCCTCAGGCTTATACCCGCGAAGCGACGTGGCCCGCTGATAAATTTCGGCCGGGGACTTAGCTCCGGTCAGCGCTTCTGCTTGCTGGGGACCGGTATATTCGAAAAAACTTTCAGGGCTCTGCCAACCCATCTGAGGTCCGGCCCAAACCACGGGGCGTCCGCCGAGAATGGCAAGCTCACCGCCGCCCCGCATCATGGCTGCAGGATCAACCAGATTTTTAGCAACTTCAAAAAGTCCGTTTGCCATGTCAGGGTACCTGGGTGCCGAGTTGCTGCAGAACGGAACTGGACGCAAGGTTCTGCGGAGCAGTCAGGTTCTGGATAGCCGTATTTAATAACGACTGAGCCGTATTGTATCCAGATGCGACTCGCTGACGTTGAATATCCCCAAGGGAACTCAGTTCCTGTCGTTTTATGCCCCCGCCAACTTCTAGTTCAGCCTGCTGCAATCCGGCACCCAATTCCATCTGCCGGATAGCAGATTGAATTTGTCCTTTTAGAGCTTCCAAAGCACGTTCGCGTGCACCCAGCTCTTCAAGCTCAGCGCTACGTCCGGCACGAATCTGACCGTAAACATCCTCAGCACTAGGACCAGAGTCCAAGCCAAAGAAACTACCAAAACGTTGACGGGCTCGTTCCTGCTCAATCAGCCGAGGGATGAGATCCTCGCTGAGAATAGCTTTAGAACCAGGAGCGTCAGAAGTCTCTGGTAACTTGCCGCGCATCGCGGCGACTAAATCCGGAACAGAAGAGCCTACAGCAGAGCTTAAAAGAGGCGCAACAATATTCTGTCGGTTAAAGCCTGGAGGAGTTCCTCCCACACTGGGAGTACCGCCGGCACCTTGAATGATGCTCTGGATAACATTAGGTGCCACGCCTTGAGCAGTAAGCTGCGCAGCAAGACGGGCTAACCCTGCAACTGGAGCTACAGTCATTGTTTATCGCCCTCCTGGATTGTCATATTTTGTGCCCGGCAAAGCCATGTTCTTATCGAATTTTAATTGATTTTGTGGATCATTAGAAGCAGCCAAAGTCTGCATTTGTTCCGGCGAAGGTAATGCAGATGTCTGAGGGAACGTAGACGCAATATACAACTTTAAAAACATACCAGGATCTAACTCAGGCGCATCCCGGCGTACGTCTTTTTCTTTTAGTTGTTGTTCGCGTAAGTTCATCAGATGAGTCGTTGGAATGCCACACTGGGCGGAATGTTGTTCGACGAAGGCGCGTTCAGCATCGAATACTGACCGCCGTAGTTGGGCAGATCATATTCGGCAGGACGCTGACGGCTCAGATACTCAGCACCCTCATCAGACTGCTGCATACAGTTCTGCACGTACTGCAAGAACACTTCGAGCAGACTGGGATCCTGCATGATCGCCGCCACGAGCTCTTCGACTTCATCAAAAGCTTGCTCGTTAGGAATGCCGGCCTGCAGACGGCGCTCCAGCTGAACCTTGATCTCAGGCTGACTGGTATCCGGATACGCGTTGAGCGACCGGGTGGGCTGCGTCATCATGCCTTCACCTTCGCGACCAGGCATCGGAGGAGCAGCACGGTAATAGTTCTTGAGCACCGTGGCGACCATAGGAGTCGCAGCAGCACGCTCAGCAGAACTGCGGGGTACGGGCAGACCCAGTACGCGGGCCGCTAATTCGTAATCAGCTTCGGAGAACATCAACTAGCGGCTACGTCTTCTCCTTCCATTTTAGTACGAAGCTTCAAGATTTCGCCGGGTTGTACCTCTAATACAATGCAGATTTTCTCAAGCACTTCAGGACTTGGAATATAAAACTGATCAACACAGATGTTGCGGGTTGTCGTCGGCGAGAGATCGGCGATTTTGCTGAGCCTAAACGACGTCAACCCGCGCTCCGCTAGCAGTTCGTTCAGTCGGTTAACTAAACGTTTTTCGGACGGACGCGAACTGTAGTACGGCATAACAGGCATATAACTGATAGCCGTATTTTAACAAGTTAGAATCCTAAATTTTTCGCCCGCACAAAATCGAGGTTGTAGGTAGTCAGACAGGACGGGAACGCCGGATTGTTAAACGGGTTTTTGTAAGGCTTACCTTCGACGTGTCCCTGCCACGCCTCGGACCACTTAGCGTGCATGTACGTTTTATTGAGCTCGTGGGCCATGTGGATTTTATTGGCGAGTTCGGGTTCGGAACGCCAGGTTTGAGAGCCGTCTTCATACGACCCAGTAAGCTCGCCGTGGTAATACGGCACACCGACTGACATGACGCGTTTAAAGTCTTCGTCATGCTGGAACCGCATACCCCAGTCCAAATCTTCGCAATAAGCGGGATAAAGATTTTCGTCGAACAGACCGTACTTCTGGACTGCCCAATCCTTCAGCAAGAAGACGTCCCAAGCACCGTTGTCTCCGTGCACCACGCCGACTTCGGGATCTTGGGCTTTCTCGTGCATTGCTTTGAGAAAGCCTGGAGTGAACATAACGTCATGATTTACGATGAGCCAATACGGCGCATTCATAAAGCATTTGATCGTCAGGTTCCAGTAGCCAGAGCAGCCGATATTGGCGGGCAAGTGGCAGACCTTGACGTTTTTGATGTATTTGTGAGGAAGTGTTTTTAGAGCGTCGAGCTCTTCGGTGATTTGGTCACGACCGTTGTTGTTGAAGACAACAAAGGTGTCTACAGGATAGTCTATGCTGTAGAAAAGACGATACACCCAGTGAGGCGTATTAACTACACCTGTGCTGATGACAGGAATTACCACGTGGAGTGATATCGATTTTGTGGCAGTATAGCAAAGTATTAGTCACCTTCAACGGTGCGCTGCACAGCACCAGAACCGACCTGGATGAAACCTCCACCCAGGTCGGCTAAGTCACGTGTTTTTGTCATAAATAACTCAAGTAGCCAAATAAGAGAAGTTCAAATTAAACTCCGTGCCGGCTTGCACGTAGGAAGAGACATCTAGTCGCGTAAAATCAGTGCCTAAAAGATAGAAAGTACCGGTATTGCTACCGCCTAAAATGGAAAGCTCTATAGAGCCTACAGGAGAACCCGTAAAACTACCTGCAGTAATTACGTGTGCAGTAATAGCGTCTCTACCGGCGCTATTTGGTGCGCTAGTGAATGGAAGATTGATGCTTAGTGCTCCAGTTGGTGAACTCACCGAAAGTGCCTTGATTTGACCAGTTACTTGAACCAGATTGCCAATTCTTGTGTATCGGCATTGGAAGTACTCCAGCGTAATGGAGCCAGATGCAGGACTTAACTGAGCGACCCACGTGCCTTCCGCGTAGGTGTCCAAATGATTAGGTTCGCTTGAATAAACAGGAGTTGCAGGAAACTCAACTCTATTTACTCCAATGCCACGCACTCCCGAAGCAACATGAAAATTCTTCTCTGCTACGTCAACAGACGTTTCTTTATCGGGACCATAAACAGCAACGCCAGTTGGATTGTTTCCATTGATAGGGTCTTCGTCTTCAGGATGATAATGAGACCTATAAAGCGCGTCACTGATAGAATTGCCGGTAACGACGCATCCTTGTCCAGGTAATGTGCTAGTTGGACTGTTAACAGGGTGAACGGGAGTAACACCAAAGTCACAAGCATAAACATATAGCCCGCCAACTTGAGTAATGTCTCCAAGAATAGTGTTACCTGTAACTGTTACGTTATGACTCTCTGTAGTGTAAGAAATAGCAGCGTATCCTCTAAAAGGAAGGATGCCGCTAGAGGGTCCCGTATAATAATCAGAGTCGCTATACGTGATAATGCTGGCTGTATCTACACCAGTAAGTGCATACGGCCAAGTATCGAACCAAGTTGAAGCAGTTGGGTCGGCAGGCAATGGAGCAGTAGCTGCATCGGGAAACTCTCTAGCTACAACATAAGTACCGCTATAATTACGAACGGCATAAACAAAAGGTATGCGACCCCAATTTTGTATTACATTACCTGTTACGCTGCAATCAGAGCAATACTTATAGACAGTAATACCACTTCCTCCAGATCCTGCGACAACGTTACCAGTAACTGCGACATATTTAGAATCCTCCACGCGGATTCCATCGCTCACATTCTTGGCGGTGTTGTTGGAAATAGTTCCGTGCTTAATACGATCTACGATTATGCAGTTAGTAGAGAAGACCCAATCCTCTTTACTTGGGTCATAGTGATATTCTGGTCCACAGGTATCAAATGTATTCCCAGTAATTACAACGTCGGTGATTCTATTTGCCTCAGTCTGAGCGCTTTGATGTCGTACATTGATTACATGCGAACAATAGGATCCCTTGTAAAAAGAGTTGTTTACAATTTTAATGTTAGAACTCTGTGCCCCATTGATGTCAATAGAACCTGTAGACAGCTCCCTGAAGTCGCAGTTTTGCACCAAGAAATCTGTAGCTACTCCGCCAGCTGTTTGAATCGCTGTGTTTCTATTAGCATATGTTTGTTTATAAACAGTGCTATCAGCTGGATAGTTTACACTTCCAGAAAACCCTAGAGAGTCAAACACTACTCCATTAACGGAAGAAAGCGTTTGAAATATAGAAACTGGACCTGGCGTTCCAGAGACTCTTAGGATTGATGCTTTTGAGCCGGCTCCGAGATACTTAATCTTGCTATAGATACTTAGGCTAGCGCTAACAAGATAAGAGCCCGGAGGAAAGTAGACTGTACCACCACCCGCAGTGTTAACCGCATCAATAGCTGCCTGAATAGCGGCAGTGTCATTTGTCACATCGTCTCCAACAGCACCAAAGTCCTTAACGGAGACAATATCTTGAAGTTTATTCTCTACAGTCCGTTCAACAGCATCAGCACCGCTCTGAACAAACTGACTTCCAGGGCGAGTAACAAAATTCTGGCTAGACACGGCGCAAAAAGCCTATTACTTACAGTATAAAACAAAAACCTTCCAAACTTGTGTTAACATACAGCCACAATAAAAACCGAAATGACACGTTTCCTTTGGGGTCCCGAACAAAAACTAATCGTTCCCACGCCGAAACCAGCGTTCCTCATGAACGAGGACGACTCAGGTCTGTGCCAAATGTTCCGCGTCGGAATTCCTGAGCACCCTCTAATTGAATTCTGCAAGCAATTCGCCGACAGCACCAAGCGTTTTATCGACGGCGGAGCGCACATGGGCGCATACAGCATTTTACTTGCTGATCACTTCGCTTCCGTGGAAGCATTCGAAGCCCAACGCCGCACGTACTTCCAGCTCTGCGGCAACATCTTCCTAAACGAGAAAACAAACATCAATCCTGAGCACGTAGCCCTGACAAACAAAGAAGACGCCTACGAAGTTAAATCTCTCTACGTCGTCAGCGAAGATGGCGGCGGATCAAGCCTTATAAAACCAGCAGAAGATCAAATCAAACACGAAGAAATTGTCGAAACAACAACCCTAGATGACTTCGAATTTAAAGACATCGGACTGATCAAACTAGACGTCGAAGGCGCCGAGCTTCAAGTGCTGCAAGGCGCCGAATGGTCAATCATGGACTCTAATTACCCGCCGATCGTATTCGAGTCCAATGGTCCCGGTGCCTACAACCAAAAACGCGCAGAACTATTTAAATATCTCCAAGTAACCTTTGGCTACTCGGTCGCCGCAATCCGAGGTTTCGACAATATGTTTATTGCTGTTCGACAGGAAGCTGCATAATATCCACGCCGGCCTCGCGCAACATTTCGATCGACAGATTGAAGTTCGACAACCAACGGTCCGGTATCGGCAGATCAGGCACAACGATCCGCTGGATACCGGCCTGAATCATCAGCGTGGTGCAGTTGCTACAAGGCAAAAACGGCCACACATAAACAGAAGCACCAAATAAATCAATCCCAAATCGGGCAGCCTGCGCGACAATATTCGCCTCGGCGTGCACTGTGCGCAGGTATTTTTCCTCCCGATTGTTCAGCCGCCCAGGCAGATCCGCAACGCCCCTAGGCAATCCGTTATATCCGGTCGCTAAGACTCGTCGATCTTTAACTGCGACAGCCCCAACCTTAGTCGAGGGATCGCGACTCCAATCACTGACGTGCTTCGCCAGGTCTAAAAACCTACGATCCCACTTCTCGCTCATACGAAAGCGACTCGCTCCGCTTTATCGTCATCACAAAGATACACCATCCCAGGCACCCACTCCTCAGTGTGCCCATTCGCCAACTTAACGATGTAGCGCCACTGGGGCTTACCGTCCCTCCTTAATGTCTTCTTATATCCCATAACCTCGCCTTTCTTATTAGGTAACGACATACCAGCAGAACACGTTCGTTTACCGATCATGTCGCCCACAGCGAACTTCATGTTGGGTTGTTCAGTTTGAGTCATCGAAATTCCGTTGTCTTCAAGGATTTTAAGTACTGCTGCCATTCTGGCTACAGAACTAAGCGTTTCTTCGTTGAACGATTCGTGCCAAAACTCGTGCAAACAAAGTTCAATTAGATGTCGTGACACGCTTGGATTCCCGTTCAATGCGGGACTTACGCCGATTCAGATTACAGATACCCCGATAGAAAAAGCCGAATGTGTCGGCTTCCGTAACAGCAGTCAATTTGTCACAGACGTCACAGACGCCACGGCTGAACGTCGCGTCTCCAGTGCACCTTTCGCCGTACCGGAGACCACATGCTTGGCAAGCCTTTCTCGCCTTTTTAAGAATCTGTATGTTCTCCTGCGTAGGCTCCATCGACAATGCCGTGTAAGTACGGCACTGTAATATAGCAGTCTGTGAGGTCTAAATCAGCCTTTGCATCTTTGTGCAAATCTTCAGTCCACTCAGCCACCGCTCGAATCGCGTGAGTCGCATCCAAGACGTAAGATTCCCAATCAGCTCTCCCGTGGTATCCGGCAAGGTCACGGGCGACTCTACAGATCAAAGGGTGAGTTTTCATGTCGATAATTTAAAGTGATACCCGAGACGGGACTTGAACCCGTACGACGTAACGTCTCAGCATTTTAAATGCTGTGTGTCTACGATTCCACCACTCGGGCGCCAGCAGAGCATACCCCCGCAATACGGAAGCAAGCACCATTGTAACACTACTAAACTAACAGCCGCCCTTCTTCGATCGCCTTCCTAACAAAATAAAGCTCTTTCTCAGGCGCCAAGTGCCAAGAACTTACATAGCATTCGTCGCCCCACACGCTCTTGATTACCACCGAATCCCCGTCAGTATGGTTTGCGCTAGTTACGTACTTGGCAATATCCACGCCTGAAAGATCTACTTCCTTGACGTCGGAGTTTGGTTTCCTTATCATACTGATATCACTAAGCTGATGGCCCCATGCCTCACAGTCTAGATCCGAAATATAGCATTCACAACGACTGGATCCAAAACTTACTGAAATCTTGGGCGGTCATCAACAATACGCCCGAAGCATCAGAACTCCAATTTAGCCCATCTGATAGGCGTTTAATCGTCGAGATTGGCATTTATGAGGGTGCGTCGACAGTTTGGTTCTCCGACAACTTGCTCGAACACCCCGACAGCAGACTGATCAGTATCGACCCGTTCACCGGCTCTGAGGAGATGATCCGGGACCCCCAGCAGCATCCCACGCTGTCCCAGATCGAATTCACAGCCCGATCCAACGTCGCCAAGTCCAAGCACCCCGGCAAAGTCCGCATTGAAAAGGGCTGCTCGTGGGACCTCTACCCGAGCCTCAAGGCCGAGTTCACACAAGGCATCGACATCCTGTACATCGACGGTGCGCACGATAGCACCTCAGTCATGCGTGACATCGCTCTGTACGCGCCCCATGTCAAATCAGGTGGTGCTATCCTATTCGACGACTACGGCGCTGAGTCTGTGCGCATTTCCGTAGATGCCGCCGTCAACTCCTTCCTCTCCCTTGAAAAGGGTGTACTCTGCCCTTGGCAGCTCTGGACCGTCAAAAAGTGACCATCCAAACACTGCTTATCATATTCGCCATCTACACCCTTGCAATCATCCTCTTCTTCTGGCTCGCATCCAAAGTACTCCCCTGACCAACCCGACATGCTACCTATCAACAACGGTTGTTACCTAGAACAACGTGAAAACCGTCTACATGACAGCATGAACGAATACCTAGACGGCGAGGAGTTTGAAGCACTTGCCGTCGCAATCCTCAGCCATCTTCAAGCCGAATACAAACATCATTCCGAAAGGTGCGGCAAACTCAAGCGCGTCCTTGAGCTTCTTCAAACTGGCAACATCCAATGACCTATCCAACCACAGCGGTCGAAATCAAGATCAACTACAGCGGCAGCGGTCGGTACGACGGACTCCCTGAGCACACGTTCACCATGCTCATGGAAGATGCTACGGAGATCTCATCGGACTCGTGGTTCCTCCTGTTCGAGCGTGTACTAGGCGCCCTGGGTTATTGCGAAACCTCCATCATGTCGGGCGCCTGCAGTCTCGCCTTCAACGAACTGCGGGACTCTGAGGAAATGAAAAAGGTCGCCATTGAACACGACCTACGACTCGTCGAAGACCCAGACCCAACCCCGAACATCAAACTCGAAGCGCCCAAAAACCCAGAGAAGAAACCCCTGTACGAAATCGTGGGGGATTCTTCAGATCTTTACGGATCTGTATGGACCCAAAAGCTAGCTAAGATGTTCAGGATCATTGCCGACCAGATCCAAACCAGCGGTGAGGACGAGTTCGGCGTTTACCAAACCACGGGGGGAGACATCCGCGAGTGGTTGTACCGCGAAGCTCAAAAGGCAGAAAACTTCTGGGGCTCCGACCATGAACCCGAACATCAACCATAGGACATTCATCAAAAAGCTTGAACAGGCGTACCAGTGCTGCCATTTCTGCGGCACACTATATGGTGAACCTCGCGAAGGAGCTAGTACGATGTGGCATGGGACGTGTGATGTGTGCGGTGAACCCGCCGCGGTCACCGAAACCCGCGACTACGGATACTTACATAAAAGTATTCAAAGCATTAAAACCAAACACAAAATAAAGTAAACAATTGGTGTTCAGTAGTCATTACCACTAATCACCCATGACACAGCACCCCGTCATTCCTCCGCCGGAGCTGGTGCAGCACTGGTCTGACGAAGCACTGACAGCTTCTGGCATGTTTGAAGTCAAAATGAAATTTGCTGCTCTTGCCGCCCAATGGGGCGCAAACCAAGAGTTGGAGGCGTGCTGTGAGTGGATCCCGAAGGCGACACCTTGGGATGCTGAGCAACTCCGTGCCGCCCGTCGCCCCAAGCCGCCGAGCTTGAAGGAACAGCTTGCAGTGGCTCTTCAGAACGAAGACATTGGCACGGCTCTCAGACGGGTGGAGCAACTCGATGACTGAACTAGAAACCAAAGTCGACAGGGATCTAGAATAAAAATAGACACAACCTAAATATGGCTAAACTCGTAACTTACACATTCATAGGTGAAGGAGCATCCAAATTAAAAGCTGAGCGTAAAATTTACTACAAAAAACTCGTAAACGCAGCCAAAATAGCTTGTAACTTCTGGAACGGGCATATAACCCCAGATAAAAATGTTGTACTTCAAATAGACGTATTCACAGATCCAAATACAACGACCATCGCCCGGACCTACAAACCCTTCGAAAAAGACGGCACACGTTACGTCAAGATCGAATACAGCTCATCCAAGATCTGGTTTACTTCATTCGTAGCGACTGTATTCATTCACGAAATTGCCCACGGGCTCGGATTTGGCTGGGAATCTCTCGATGAGCTATACGACAAAGAAACAGGGAAGTTCCATCAACAATACGTTGAACAAATCCCCGAGCTGGCGAAGATGGAGATCGAGCTGGACTACGGACCGGCTACTCGTTACGCACATTGGGACGAAGAAAAGTTTGGCAAAGAACTGATGACGGGAATGATGGCCGTACAAGGTACGTACGTTTTGCCGGTAACCATAAAGATAATGAAATTACTGGGGCACAAATTAGACGCAGTGCCGCCGGAGAAACTAAAGCTCAACGACAAAACCTTCAAGCAGCTTGAAAAAATCAAGTTTAGCCGCCAGGAAGACGTGAGCCTCATAGATCTGTTATACGAGCAGCAGACCGAAAAGACGGAAGAGGTGCCCGATATTCCGTGGTGGAAGATCCTGCTCGATTGGTTTTTGAATTAAATATAAACGTTTTAAAAACACCTAACTTATTGATTAGCATTTAAAAGTGGCTATTCAGTAGGGATATCGTCATAGACACTAGAACACGCGAAAACTGGCTGAAAGTAAAAGCAGCCTTAGAAGCTGCCGGAAAAACAAACTCGCCTTTCTACAAACGAGCTTTGGCGGTAGCTCAAGGCAAAGAAGACCCAGGACCGGACTTCAAATAAACCAGTCAGTTGTTCCAGTGCCTAACAACACCGGCACAGATAAACAAATTAGTCAAAAAATACGTACAAAATATCGCCGTACGTATCCACGCAACAGAATCAGACTCAAAATCACAGTCCGAAGCCCGCTCACCTAGGGCTTTGAACCATAAACGAAGCAATAAAGGCTTAGATCTAACCCTCCGGGCCGGATTTATATGCCTTTTTTGAGTCACATACCTCTTCATCTGCCCAAACGCGTGCGCAATAGTCCCGAAAAAGCTGTTTACACTCCTCGTCAGACACCCCTAGAGCCTTGGCAGCCGTAGGAACATTCCATTTAGCGCGATAAAGCAACCCAAAAGGGTCAACTTCATTCGATTCTAAGTTCACCATTAGCATCCCAGCTCATAAAAAGGCTTAACCTGTGCCTTTCAATGTCCGTTTTGAACTTAGCCAAAGTGGTTGGTCCACTTCCGCCGTTCAATTTTATAAGTTTTTCGAGTTCGCGTACGATCGGCACGTTCTCAGAATCCGGCAACTCTGTAGTCACGCGGTCCAACCTTCAAGTTCTATCTACTTTAGGCCGCTGACCTCAAAATACTGATGGTCCTTTATTAAAAGAAGCTGGACGATAGGGGATACCGCGATAGCACAGCCACAGGCTGGCTCGATGCACTAAAGACCACCAATCAAGATACCCTGCTTGATGCTCTTCGCGATCGTATGTAACACCGCGATACGTAATAGTAGTCACTGCAGTTACGCAACTGCAGTTATTATAAAAAGCGTAGAATGCGCTACAAAGTTTACTGTGTTACAAGATAAATTAAGAAAGTATTAGTTATACGCCCCTGATAGGAAGACCGCGCTGACGCATGATGTCGATTAGGTTTAAGCCGGGGGCATTTTTCAAAAGATCCTGATGACGACGCTCGTCCATTCGTTTTTCAACGAACTCACGAAACTCGCCTTGAGTTAAAGGAAAACTAGGATTACCGAATTCGTCAATACCAGCCATCAAGCGCTCCCCGACAGCCTGATTCAAAAAAGTCGCAGGATCTATCTGAGGATAAGCGGGACGCCAACTGCCGCGAGCGCCAGGTTGATCAAAATCTGAAGCACCGATCGGCCGACTGTAAACAGCGCCACCTTGAGTGACTGTGTACTCGTTAGGGTCCCTGTTCACAGCAACATAGAGTCTGTATCTAGTTTAGCGTCCAAATAACAACTCAGACAAACCAAACTCACCCCGGCGTGGATTAAAACGCTCACGAGCTAAGTCAAGTCGACGTTGAACCTCCGAACGATTTTGCTGACGTTGCTGTTCCGTTCTTTGTGCTTGAGTCAAAGGACGAATCTGCTGAGTTAGCGGTTGCGGTCCCACACGAGTCGGACTGGCTGCGCCGGTACGCGGTGCGGTGCCTAGCGCCTGCCGCAGTTTCGGAACAATACCTTCCCCAGTTTCTTGACGTACTACCTCATTAAGTGCACGAGTACCTGCTGTGCCGACCATGCCTGCTCCCACACCGGGGGCTAATACCGGAGCAGCGGCCAAAGCAGCTGAATACCCAACTGCCGCAGGCAGACTCTGAACAAATTCGCGTCCCATCTGCTGAGCCATAGGCGCAAGACCTTCGCGATATCCAGTTTGGATAGCTTCAGGGCTGGGAATCAGATCAGCGACACCAGGCAACAACGCGGAAGGTGTGCGGCGCAAAGCACGACCGTACTCACGCAAACCTTGCCCCGCCGCCATAACAGGATCCTGCGAATAGTACGCTTTAGCAGTCAGAGGTTCCCGTGATTGCGAAACCTGAGCACGCAAAACTTGCGGATCAGATTCAAACCGAGGTCCGACAATTTCAACTCCGCCGGCAAGGGATCGCGCGGGACGTCCAGGCTGCAGTGGAACAATATTCCCCTCGCTATTCATGTAAAGAAGTTGACTGTCGTTACGACCTAAAGGTCCAAATCCCACGGAGCGATAAGCAGCGGCACGGCGGTTGGGGGGCTCGCCGACAAACTGTTGTTCCCGGCGAAGCGTGGAACTTTCAGACGGAGCTTTACCTTGCTCTTCCCTCAAACGAGCGATGTCGTATGTGCGAAGAGGTTGATTCTCCAGCAACATACCTGGCTGCATCTCCTTTAAGACGTTTGCAGAAATAAACTTGTTCATCTCTTCGAACACAGGAGCAGGAAGTTCCTTAGCCTCCATGTTGTATCCGGACCATCCAGGAGCCAGGGTCGAAAAAGAAACAGAACCTCTGCGCATAACAGGATTATCCTGCAAGAATCGCATGACGTTCCTAGACATCTCCTGTCCGCCGAATTCGGAATCCAAATTGAATTGATTAGGTGCTGAAGTTACGGACATACGAATTCCGTACTCACCAGAGGGGTCGGACGTAACCTGATTTGTATCTGGATCGAAGCTGAAGCGCATTTCGCGCGGAGCAGAAGCCAGCTGAGGATTTGTAATAGAAAGCGGATCGACAGAAGAGGATGCAGGTAAAGACCTTGTAGATCCTTTAATACGATCAAGATCCCGTTTGCGCTCTTCTAGATATTTAAGACCCTCTTGAAGTTCAGCGTTCTTGGCATAACCACCGCCGCCTACAACAGGCATCCTGCGGGAAACAGCTGAAGCCGAACCTGCTTGAAGCTCGGGTCCGTAACCCATCGAAATTATTCGATCAATAGAATCTCGTTGTTTAGTGGGTTCTCCACTCGTGTAATCCAGCTCTATCTGAGATAAGTAACTCGGCTGAACACCAAGCTCTTTAAAAGCACGGTTATAAATGTCTGAACGTGTTTCGGGCTTAGATATCTCTTGCTCAAGATCTAGATAAGGACGTAACTTTTCTATGTCGCGTTCAACTTTAGGAGTAACACTAGCGAGAGGAGCTTGTAAGTAAGAACCTAGTTCTGGATATCGTTCAACTAACTGATTAAGCTCCGTAACTTGTTTTGCAAAAGCTTCTTTTTGAGCTTTGTCCCTAATATCTGCCAGCTCCAAAGAAATGCCGGGGATAGCTTCTTGGATAACATCTGCGCCAGTGGGATTACGGAACCAAGGATCTAATTCGACGACGGGACGATTCAAAGCACGCAGCGTTTCTTCCGCAGAAAGTCCACGCGGGACTTCTTGCGCTAGATCGCGTTGCAGTTGGTAAAGCGTGTTTCTAGAAGGGTCACGAGCGAAGCGCTCCGCTTCCCCCATCAGGTACTCTCGCCGTCCTTCTCCCCGTCCGCGTGTAATAGCCTCTTCTACCTGGGGTAGAACTGTAGACCCTTCGATGGGGAAGACAGAACCAGCACCTGAGCGCTGAAGCCCGCGAAGATTCTGCAGATCTGTAAGTTGTTGACGAAGTTCTTCAATAGTTCCGGGGAAGTTTTCCCGAACATTTTCTAACCTTGTCAGAACTTGTCGAGCCGCTTCACCACCAAAAGGCAGTCCTGGCTGTGTAGCGCCGTAACCGAGACGTTCAGTTAAAGGATTAACGGCCCGTACAGCCTGATCGGCAGTGTTCAGCAGAGCAGCACGAGTCGTCAAACCCCTCTCAACAGGAGCAATAATGTCATCTGCTTCCGCCAGAAGGTCGCCAAGGTTATCGATGTTCTCGCTGTAGTCGATGCCACGCTCGCCTGTGTACTCTTGAAGGAGTTGATTTAGGGCATCCGTGGCCGTCCCGCTGTAACTTTCGCCTTGTAAAAATCTCGAATCTCCCGCGTATCGAAGAGTTTCTCGTTCTGCAGGGCTAAGTGCGCCGGACTGAACAGCACGCAAATACGCAGCTTGAGCGTCATCGCGACTTCCTCCTGGCAGCAGCGAACTCAAATCGCTGTTTTGAGAAACAAACTCCCGAGCTTTAGGGTTTTCAGCAGCAAATCGAAAAGCGTTTAAGTTTTCAAGATCAGGGTCAATATCAAACCCTTCGTAAGGAATGTAATCAGGGAAATCTTCGGCACTGACGTTATAACGTGACTCTTCCGGATCTTCATCGGGAAACATATCCCCCAGATCTCTATCTAAGTCTCCTGCTTCTAACGCAGCCTCAAAAATCTGACGCCGAAGTTGACGCTGATTGACATCGTAATCCCCTTGAAGCTTCCGAGACAGTTCGGGCAGACGCTCAAAACTAGAAGAACTCACAACGCCCGAAGCAATCCTTTCTATCCATCATACCAAAATACTTAAATGTGGCAGCCTCACAGACCGTGTCGTGTGCTACAGTAGCCCTGCATAACATCAAAAGCACATGGCCAACGCAATGCTCTGCATTGAAATCTATAAATTCAATGGAACTTGGTGCTTCACCGACACTGAGAGGGAACTTCTACACGAACCTTTCGTCCTAGGTATCCCAGACATCATCAACAGCGCCCTAGAAGAGCAAAAACTGATCGAAGAAGGCAAAAACTACCGGATTTTGTTCGCTGCCCAGGAGTTTCCTGCCTACCACGGGGCGTTGACTCGTCAAAACGAGGAAATGGGCGGCGCATGGTACTCCTGTAACGAACAAAAAGGCTGGTTATGTCCTGCGACACTTAAATTTTTCTGTGAGTTCCCTGAAACCATCTATTTCAAACTAGAGAAACTCTAAAAATCTAGTTTCGTTTAGCATATAGGGGTACTCTGCCTCCCCTTCCGTGGCTCGGGAGTGGAATACCCCTGTGCGTAAACCGTGGAACGGGGCGATTAAAACAGCACTAGACGCTGTAGATCGACATAACGCCCACTACTTTCAATCAAAGGACGCAAGACACCTTATAGCCGCCGAGCTTTTGCGCACCTACGTCACGTATTTAAAAGATTTAGTACTGAGTCTCGAAAAAACTTCTGCTTGATCGCCCACGCGGGCGATTTTTTTTTGTGTGCCCGTGCCTGTATACTGACACTGGAACCTTTTACCCCCTATTTTCCAGCAAGATTCACAAAGGGTTCTCGCCGCCGTCGACGTGTAACGCGCATATTTAAAAAAAAGGGGCAGGTTGCGGGCAGGCACGCGCGGGTACGGGGCAGGAGTTTGTATAAACAATCAATTAACGATTGCTATGTATTACAAACTCCTACTCTTGTTTTATTCTTTTAGCTAAGCCAGGGGGGTACCCTCTTTAATTAAAGAGAATTCAGATCGTGAAGCCGCTTGACTAAAGGCGCGACGTGGTGCTAGCGCGTGCGCGTGTGCGCGTTTCAATTAACTAAGGGACAGACCCTGGCATTGTGTGGATTCTGTGACATCCCGTTGGGGGGCTTGACGGATCGCACCGATCCCGGATACCTTTAGGTCACTGGAGGAACGGGGCGAGAGCCACGCCGCCAGGGCACCTAGAAAACTGAATCGACTCTCGCGACGGCCGAACTGGCCCCGCGCGTCTGCCGCTGATGGTAGGGAGTACTTCCCCGAAGTGTAAGCGATGGCAGGCGTGGTGTGCCGGAACGTGAGCGGCGAGAGTTGTAGTAGGTAACTAGGTGAAAGAACCTTGACAATCTAAATAGTTAGCCGTGCTGAGATAGTTTGCACGGAAAGCCTAAGGTTTGGCTAACTGTTTTATATAGCAGGCATCGTCATAAGACGGAACTAAGGGCGCGAGCGATCCCCTGAGCACAATACGGTTGCAACTCAACCGGTTAAGTGTGCACGATGCCGAACTTATCAGGCTGTACCTTGTCAGCTGGCACCTTTAACTAGGTGAACAGTTAATGACAAGAACAGTTGTTGTAGTTGTTGTCAGCTAGTACCGCAAGGGAACGTACGGATGACACAGCTTAGCCCGCCAGACTCCGGCTACGGTGCAGTGCTAAGTGCCAGACCTTTAAGGTCACAGCGTGGGAATAAGGGTAGGAGAACCCCCACTAGAGAGTAATGAAGCCCAGACAATAACTACAACAACGTAACTAGAACTGATCAGTAGAGTCGTTCTCTACATTTAACGACGCAAACGGTAGTCGTCACCGTGGCACGCAGTTAGTTACAGCTTTGCACTTGTCACTTTGCAGGCTTGTCCAGAGTATCTGTCCTTAATGCAGGTACGCTGGACAAGCTGGAGGCAATTCCCACGCCGTCGATTAACCGCCGATGGCGAATTAAGTCCCGCAACTAGGTGAAACTGTGCAAACTGTAGCTAACTTAGTGCGTACATTTTAGTTTCGGGTGACAATCCCGAACTGTATTAGGGCGGAGCCAGTTAATCACTAGCCTTGTCCGGATGTAGTCTTAAGTTTGATCCGATAGGATCATTTAGGATCATCGTGTTGTGTTCGATTCTCTCCCCAAGCTTATCAGTTTGGTGAGGGATTCTTCCCTCTTTGTTGTTAGCTGCCAGCTCTATTGCTGGCGAATGTTATGAACATCAAGACCAACAATCAACCACGCCGACTGCTGTTTGCGTGTGAGTTCTCTGGCGCTGAACGTGCCAAACTCCGCCAACAGTTTGACTGGATGAGTGATGAGGAGTTCGACTCCGATTGTTCTTTCTTTCGCTACAAAGGTTATTACTACAACCTCGCTGACTTTATGCGGGTTGATTCTTGTCTGGAGTCAGCACTTAGCGGTTGGCATGGTTACAGCTCCGACTCTTATTTCAGCGGTGTGCTGATCAAACTGTGCGGCGAGGATGTTATTGTCGGCCGTTACTATTCCTGACTGTAACTAACTCAATCCCATCGCTATCTGATCATGACTGAACTACGCGAAGCTACCTACACTCTGCCCGCACACTGGGCCAGCATCTTAATCAACCACGACTACACCGGCACAAGTGATGAAGAAGAACAGGAGATTGATAACTTTATCGATGGTGAGTTTGGTGATTCATTGTTCTGCACTGTAACTATTGCAGATTGGGATGAAGAACCATCCTTCCGTAAGTATCACGACGCGCAACCGTATGGTGTGCTCGCTTGTGACTGCATTAACTACACTTTCCTGTTCTGATCATGTTCCCTTTTGAAGTTACCAAGCTCTGCAAACAGTTCACTGGCCGCGTGTACTTGCAGAAAGAGAGACTCAATCAAGGCGGTTATACCAGCGATGGTATCTACTTTGGTGTGGGTGATCCGCTCTACTTTGCCCAAGATGAAGAAGGTCTGTGGGCAGACTACTTCCGGGCTTCATGTAGAGATGAAGCTATAGAGATCCTGCGTGATCGCTATCCGATTGCCAAGATCAAACGTTGATTCTCTCCCCCAATGATTCCGGAGCTGTATCGCAGTTCCGGTTCATTGTGTGAGGGATTCTCCCTCTTTGTTGTTAGCTGCCCGCCATGCTGGTGAATGTTATGAACCTGAGCCAATCCACGCAGCTCACTGCATCCCACGCAGTAGAGTATCTGATCAATGAAGACAATGGGCTGCTGACGTTTGAAGATCTGCAGGACATTGCCCGCAAAGGTTGTGCAGCTTGTGCACCTAACGGACTCACCTATTATCACGATACTTGGGAGTTCTTCATCAAGTTTGAAGACGATGTAGAAGATTATTTCTACGATAAGTACGGTGATGCTTGGCTAGAACGATTCGCCAAGAACAGCACAAGTGTGCGCGGCATGGTTAATCATATGGTGTGGACGTTTGTTAATCAGATTGCACAAGAAGTTACAGGCATTAAGTAACCCGCTACGCGGGGCCAACTCACACAATCACATCAACATCATGGCAACCATTCAACATCACTGTGCACCTAACGATCGCAACGGTAACCCTCAACGTTGTTATGTTCTACTTGATCTTGACGATGTAGCTGTAGCCGCATGGGATGAGGGTTACCTAGGTAACCTCGCTGTCCCTGGAATCTGGCGTGAGGCTGCATACAATGCGCCGCGCATTGAGTGTACAGTTGCAGCTTACCGTCACCTATTGCGTACATTGCCCGGTCCGGACTATGCTTACCAAGTCCCCGGCTACTCCCATCTCCGCAACCTGTAACTAAACCAATGTCAGATCGTAAGTACATCGTGCACGTTGAGACTGCAGATCGTGGCGACTTTAAGATTCACACACTGGCATCTAGTTGCCTAGAAGCTGAATCAATCGCCCGCCACTGTGTGCGCCAACAGTTCACCAACGACATCCTCAGTTCCCACGCTTGGCCTAAGTAAATGTACGACACTCGCACACACTTAAATAGAGACTTCATGCGTCGCATGATTCGTGCCTACGAGCAAGATCTCATGCAGTTAGTTGCAGATACTCCAGATCATCCTGGTGGTGATTGGGCAGTCGAACATCTAACTATGCTGGAAGACTTACGCGCCAAGACTTTTTCATCCTTCGAACAAACCATCACATTCTGATCATGATGTACAACCACATCCGTGACTTCCACAAAGACCAAATCCTGCACGTTGTTAACAACTACATGACATCAGAGATGCGCAACCATCTGATGCGCGAATGTCCGGCCGCATACAATTCACTGTGTGGTCGTGTAGTTATCACGTCGCAGGTACATGATACGGGCCGCAAGATCATCGAGCGCCCTATAGATGTAGACCTTAGCGAGTTTGATTGATCCCGCTAACGCGGGGCGCCTTCATCTACTACCAACAACATCACACAATGCTTGAACCTAACCTCGTCTTACTTGACTTCCACGGTGTGTACATCCCGCAGATGTATTGCAGCGATGCTGACGAACACTGGGCTGAATGTGTAGGCGTTGACTACAACGATGTGCTTACTTGTCAGACTGGCCCAGATCACGAATGGTATTGGGAAGCGTGGCAGAACATCCTAGACAATGCCAGCATAGTTAGTGACGGTGTTACCTGGAGATTGCATCAAGATGGTGACCTTTGGGAGATTCCTGATGGTTACACTTTCGATGACGATTGTGGTATCCCGATCACTCCTGTTTAACCCTGTGGTTGCCCACGCCGCCTACACAAACTAACTCCAATGAATCACTTCCCTTACGACATTTATCAGTTGGATTCGCATAGCCTGGCCTACCATTCCCTCGCACAATTCAAACAGATTCTCCTTAAAGAGGAGATGCCTGATGACGTTGTCTACTTAATCGAAGACAAGATCATCCCAGCTCTTGAAGGTATTGTCTCCCAAGATTACTGACTCTTAACTAACCCAACTCGCACAAACATCATGCGTAAGATCGAATCACAAATGTTGCTCGCAATCCACTCTAAGAAAGATTGGAAGTGCGCCAACACACAAGTCTCTGTAACTTATTTCGCCCACGCTGATCGACTCATTGATCGCACAACTGTATATCTGCACGGTAGCCCAATCGCTCAGATCAGCCCCGATACAGTTACGATCTGCGACTATGGTTACCAAACACCTACAACTAAGTCAAGACTAAATGCTATTCTGCGTGAGCTGTGCGGCGCTGGTATCTACCAGAAGAATCACAAGTGGTTTGGCACAGCAATCGAAGAAGCTGATTGGGAGATCGAAAAGAACTCCCGTCACTGTTTTGTGCGAGGTTGATCAGCGTGGCTTACTACATCCAACGACGAGATTACACCAACACCGTGGAAACAATCGATGAATTTGAAACAGCTAAAGAAGCCTACAGAGCCGCACGTGAATATAACTTGGCGGATCCCACGGCTGTCCATTATGTGGCTAAGAGAGCCTGTAAAGCTTGGCTAGAAAGCGCAGCCTAAATCACTATCCCGCGGCGCGGAGCCGCCGCATAGTATTCTATCGAGCGTACACAATGCCGTACTTCATTCAACGTAGAGACAACGATCGACTCGAAACTGTTGATCAATTTACAGACAGCAAAGAAGCTTTTGCTGCTGCTCGTGAGTACAACCTGAGCGATTCGTTCGCCCATTACTATGTCACCCGCCAACCATGCCGAGCATGGAATGACGAGGATTGATGATAGTCCCTTTGCCCTCTACCCCTTTTCCCAAATGACACCTGACGTTGAAGCGTTACTTGATTTAGTAACGCCTTATCTTCTAGAACAAGTTATTAAGTACAATACAGATGAGTTTGACTCAGTTTGGGAGCCTCAGCACATTGAAGCCGTTAACAACATTTGTGAGTACATCGAGCAGACATATGGGCAACGTATAAACGGCAGTTTGTTCAGAGCTGCTGCAAAGCTCAAAGCTCGCATCAACCAAATTAACTAAGAGGTTACTCAATGGCTTTTTTAATGATCGGTGGATTTCTGATTGGTCTAGGGTGGGCCACCAAGCTTCCCCTGCTGATCATCTTGGGCGCTCTGTGTTTCTTCCTTCCTAGGCAATCCTAAAATGTAGTGGACTATGCAGGCTGTCTAGTTAAGCTGGATGGCCTACTTAATTTGCCACGGTCTGCCGTGACTGATAACAATCACATCTGGTTTCAGATTCCCGAGCATTGGGTTGATGCTCTGATTAACGATGACGAAACACGTCTAGATGTTTCTGCACAGGAGCTCAAAGGATACAGGCAGTTTATGTACCACTTCGTGGAAACCAGCGACATTCTATCCGTAGGACAATCGCCATACTTCAGCAAGCATCACGATGCGCGACCTTACGGAGTGTTACCCTGCGACGTTGTGGACGTGAAAATCGGTTATGATTACGATCCTTGCTGAGAAGCGCACGGGGGTCTAGCAATCTAGTGAATGCAGCGAACTCATAATTCGCCATAGGTGAGTGCAATCCTCACGACCCTCATCATTACACACAATGTTCAAACCAGGAACAAGCAACGAAGCCCTAAGCTGCCCAAAGTGCAAAGCGGTAGCATTCAGAACAATCGAAACAAGAAGGAACAAGTACAAAGCGATCAGACGTCGCAGAGAATGCGCAGAGTGCAGCTACAGGCTGACAACGTATGAAGTATCACAGGCTTTCTACGAAGAAGTTATCTTTTTCAGAAAGATAGCCGAGCAGATCATGAAGAGGAAGTTCAATCCTTTAGCTGAAAGCCCCTGCGGGAGTTGCGAGTACAACCTAAACGGTAGGTGCAACTTTGATTTTCCAGAGTTCGATACGGAAGACGCTGCAGATTGCAGCTTCAATACCGCAAGAAGCTAACTAAGTGAAAACCCTAGAAATTCACGTTAAGTTAGAGCTTATTCTAAAATGTTTTCCTATGTGGTTTTAATCCATACATACCAGTGTGTACCTTGTAACTAACACAATGCAAAAGTCAGCGTGTGCTAACCTAACTGAGCTTTTAACTAAACCATGCAAAAGGAAACTAAAGCAGCGCAAAGCTTCGATGTGTTTAGTAACAAAACCGGTTCGTGGAAATTTCTGTGCGCAGTGGAGGCTCAAGACACTAGGCACGCAAAGGAAATCGTCATGAATGAGCATCGCATCTCAAACTGGCACGGCCTCTGCGTGTATCCGACCAAGTAGCAGGCGCACCTATTTACAGGACTGCTCTGCAGTGCTACTATTTACGGGCGGCACCGGCCCTGAACGTGGTGCGCATCCAACAACATCACATCGCCATGACGATCAAACTACCTTCTATCCTCAAGCTCGCTGACACAGCAGCATCAGCCTGGTCCGAATGCGACGTGGCTTTAGTTCAAGTGAACGAAGCTTTCGGGACTCCCTTCGAAGCTGCCCGAGACAATCTGCTAGCTGACGTTCAGCAAGCGGAAAGCGAGGGTTTCGATCTCGGTCTCTTCAGCGGAGCCGAAAGTAAGTTCAAGTTCCCTCAGTACAAAGCGAACATCATTGTGCGGGTAAGCAGAAAGCCCACGCCGCACTCGAAACTTGAGAAACTAGCCGCCAAGGTTGAAGACCTTGAGCAACAACTCAAGCTGGCAAAGCTTAAGTTGAAGCAGCAGGCTGAACTGCTGGTTCAGTCAGGCGAATGTGACCAAGTCACAGACAAAATTTCTCTCGCATTTACCCGACTCAAATGACTGACCGTGCAGCTAACGCAGGCGCCGCGCTTATCGCTTCGATTGGCATGGCGTTTGCTGCCCTGGGTCTCATAGGAGCACATCCTTCTATGACAGCCCACCATCAACATCCCACTAGCGAAACATCAATCGAGTGCAAACAATGAATCATTACTTTCTCTCGTGTTCAATCTCCGGCACAGTGCGTCAAAGCGTGCAAATCGCTTTCGATGATCTAAAGCTTCCGGATCAAACTATCCGCACGCTTAAAGAGAAGAACACGGTCTCTATCCGCCCGTCGCTTTCTAACGCATTGAAGGGCAAACTTGACTCGCTTCGTTCTCTACAACGTGAACTGTACGACGAATGCACAATTCACTTCGGCGACGCACACTTCGTAACGGAAAACTACTTCTACAAAGCACACGAATACATCAAAGATATCAAGTATGCGACAGAGGTAGCTAACAACGAACTCCGTGAACTTTGGGATCAAGAGTACGCAGCGTGGCAAGAAACAGCAGAGAACATTCTTCGACCGCTGTTTGATGATGAGCAGGAATACGATCTTGCTTTCCAGGCATACATGAAAGTATTTCCTACAAAAGCTGCGTACCACGCCCCGATTCGTGTTTCGGTTGTAGGCCCCCTCCCTGTTGTTCTTGAGGTTGCCGATGAGCCTGTCCAGGGCGACATTCAATCACTCCTCGCCTATGAGAACAACATCAACACTGCGCAAGTTCTTGAAGCTGCTAAAGCTTCAGCTGCTGATCGAGCACTCACGATGGGCGCCGAACTGCTAGACGATCTTGATGCTCGCAACATCACAAAGATCGGTAAGCAACAAACAGGTTCCGATAAGAAGCGTGGTTCGTGGGAGATTACAGCAAACAAACTAAAGCTCATCAGCGACTCCGTTCCTGGTTTTGAGGAGTTGGCGGTGCTATCCACGCGGCTTTTGCAGTGCGGCAAACTGCTGACTTCGCCCGACAAGTCCACCTACAGGCAGGCGCAGCAAGAGTTCCAGGTGATTCAATCCTCAGTTCGCTCTGAGTTGGAATCCATCTGCAACAATCGAGATCAATCGAAGGGTCTCGAAAAGCTCAAGCAATCCCTTGCACTCTCTTCTAAGTACAAAACCCTATGTGAACGCATTAAATCAACCGAGAACGTCTCTCATCTGAACCTGCTAGTAGCAGAAGCAAACACTGAGATTGATGTTTACGAGCAACGCTCCAAGCACCTTCGCAAACTGATCGAACGCCGCAAAGAACTGATCTCCGCGTCGGCAGACAATCTCGATGGGTTGATTGCTGACGTTAAAGACAACCCAAACACTGAAATTGCAGTTGACTTCTGATGTACCGAACTCTCTACGTATTTCAAACTGACAAAGGTTACTTAACTGAAGACCGCACAACTACGACCGATCCCTTCGAAGCGATCACTTTTGTGGATTTCGATTCAGCGTGTAAACGTCTAGCTGCTGCTAGCGGTGTATACGCCGGCGAGGTAAACATCAAACCCGTTCAAGCTCAATTCCCTAAGCCTCTAAACAAATGAACACCAAACTCTTCACTCAGCTTCAAAACTTTCGTAGCGCTCTTAACTCCGCCACGCTCGAACGAACAGACGTTATTGATGGTCTGCTCAGCTGTCTAATCTCTAGGCAAAACGCATTTCTGCTCGGTGCCCCTGGCACCGGCAAATCCGATCTCGTTCGCAACATTTGCAAAGGTATTACAGGAGTCAACTACTTCGGTTACTTGCTGACTCCTACTACCGACCCTTCGGAAGTATTCGGACCTGTCGCAGTAACAAAACTGCTGAAGGATGAATACGAACGTGATACCGATGGTTACCTCCCCTCGGCACACGTCGGCTTCCTGGACGAGCTGTTCCGTGGCAGCTCAGCCATCCTCAACTCTTTACTGACCCTCCTAAACGAGAGGACTTTCAACAACGGCAAATCAACTATCATCACTCCTCTGCAGAGCATCGTC